CTGATCTATAAACGACCCCTGGGGTCCAATTTGGATTAATTCTATAATTCAATCTACTTCCACCACTTACTTCCATAGTTCCCGATGAAATTGTAGCATCTCTAGAAGCGAGAGTAGTGGCAAAAACTCCTGCTCCTTGTCCTGCTAATCCATTATAGAACTTTAAAATGTTCTGTAGTTGCTCTTTATTCAAATAAAGTTTATCTTCTTGAACCCAAGGTCGAAGAGGAATTCCACTAGTAGCTACTCCATGCCCTGTTCCAATGCCTGTCTGCTCTCTTTGAGTTACATCAAAAAGCTCAATAGATTGAATAAGAAGGTACTTACTAGGATCAGTATTTGGCATAAAGAATATTTCAACGATATAATTCGTATCATCCATATTCACTTGTTCTGTAACTTCATAAACATCATTCTCAATTGGAATAATATCAAGATATTCAGAATTATTATGAATAGTAAAGTTTCTAGTATCAAAATCTACTTCAAAAGTTTGAAAATCATCAGACTTAAGATCTTTAAGGGACGCTGGGTTAGTTTCGCTTCCTGTACTTACCATATTTCCTAAACAAAGTTCTGGTTCAACAGGGGGAGTCGTAGTATAGGTATAAGTATGTGCTAAATTATTCGTAACTGCTGGGATGGATAGTCTGCTTTCTTTTATAACTTCCCATTTACCTCTAGGAGTCCAGGACCACAGATATCCATTAGGAGTTACAGGATCAGGCACATTGCCTACTACCGCTTGGTAAGGGCTAGGAAGGGAATCACCTGTTCCAATAAGCTTCTGCTCTAGTTGAGGAGAAGAAATATATAAGTGTACTGGATCTAATGCGTCATGAATGAGATAGAAGTAAGGCATTACGCTATCTCCTTCAACAGTATCTCCTCCCCCTCCCAACCCTTCTGAAGTTATACTACATCTATACCAATAATTTCCAACACTCTCCACATAACCTGTGGTTCCTGCCGCATGCTCGGTTTGTACAACTGGTGCATTCCCATCCCATTCAAAGGTAACTGCATTAGAGTCCGTAGGGGATGTATAATCGTAATTATTTATTTTAAAAGTAGTGGGTGGGTTTGTTGAGGGTTTTTTAACATACCAACTTTGTATCGTATAGGAATTTTCCTTCCATGTGGGGTTCCTTTGGTTGGAAAGTCCTCCCTCATAAATTGCTGCTTGACCTCCATCAGTATATTGTGAGGCACTCATATCTGTAGAAGATGGTCCACCAAAGGGATTTGTTTCTAAGGTAGATGAAAAAGTACCAAGCTTTGATGGATTTCCACTCCAATATTCTCCTACAATATCTATGGAACTTCCATTTGTAGGAGCAACACCCATGTCTAGCCCAGGGCTGCCCCCAAGATCCTCAGTGTAAGAAAGTAAGTTTGGGTTCCCTAAGTACTTAGGTTTAGTATGAATCCATACGCCTAACTTACCTCCTCCCAGGATAGGAGAGGTTTCGTCTCCAACTAAACCCTTAACCCGTAATTTAAATTTATGATCTTTTATAAAATGATTTGGCCTAGCACCATACGACGATAAATCAAATCTGAGTCTAGGTAATCCCCCTGAAGATTTAGATTTAATTACAGAGTTATTAATTAAATAATTTTCCTTCCCAGCAACATCAGCAGAAGAATCTACTTTAAATACTGTAAATTGATTTCTAGTAGGAGCCCCAGAAGTATCACAAAACTCAATACCACTTAAAATATGGGGATTTCGGAATTCTGCATTATAGGCCCTCGGGTCGCTATACTGTGCAGAGTTTATATCATAGGGAGAAATATAAGTACCAGTAAGCGGGAGGACTGACTCCCCTGGACCATAGGCAACATAGGTTCCGTTAGCTGTAGTGTTCCAAACATTTGCAACATTAATAGCACTAGCATGATCAAAAGTAGTAGAGATTAATCGCCCAGCAGCCGATCCAGCTATATCAAAATCACAGTTGTAAAGACCCTTCCCAAATACTTGAGCAAATATACTAGCCCCAGTATCATCTCTAGTGTTTAAACCTAAAATATGTTGATCAAAATACTTACAATAATCTCTATGAGCTTTTTGAAGTCCTGTTCCAAACCCAAAATTCAAGTAGTCGTCATAAGAGTTTATAACTAAACCACTCGCAATAGCAGAGTTGGCATAGCTCTGAATATTGTCCTTCCAATAAGCATTTGTATTAAAGGAAGAATCTAATTTAATTTGTTCATTAGCATAGTCTCTTGCTTTTTGCTCAAACCACTGATGCATTGTGGCATAAATAAGAGGAGTTTGTCCTCTATCAACATAAAATGCATTGGAAGAAGCAACTTCAGGCATCTTCAGATTAGAACCTAAGGAGCTTAATCCTCTGTACGGGAAAGTTGTGCTTGTGTCAATTCCAGAAAAGCTTCTAGGAGAATCGTATTTTTCACACCAATGCCATACTCCAGAGGGGTTGATTGGATCAACTACAGGATAAAATTGTCCTGCTGAAGCCACATACCCTAAAGTAAGTTCTCCCATAGAAGAGGGCATAGAATTTTCCAAAGTAGATGCTTGCCAAGAAACAGGACCATTAAACCCAGTCCTATCGTAGTACCCTTCTTTTGGAAGAGTATACCTAAAGTTTCTTCTTCTTAAAGCTCGTCTAGGAACCGAAGTAAGGGCTGCGGCTAAAATCCCCCCACCCAAAAGGGTATCGGTTATTTCGTCTACTTTCGGCCTCTTGAAAGTGTTCAGCCCTCCTCGACCTTCATCTGAACTTCGATCATCGTCACCTCCTCCAGCAGCGAAAGACATGGTAGCTCCGCTAGTTTCGAAGTTCGCTAGTACCGAGGCTGAAGCATAGGAAGCTCTTGTATCGTCTTTATCAAACCCAAGATACTCCCATTTTGTACTAGAACCATCCCAATGGTTATAAGCACTGGTGGTAAGATTTACCTTAGTAATTGCATGAGCAGGAGCAAACTCTCTAGAAACTCTAGACGCTTCTACTAACGCATACTGAGAATCTCCTTCCATTGTAGTCTTTGCAAAATCAAAACTACTAGATTCAAAATCAAGAAAGAGGTGAGAAGATTTTCCGTTCCATAAGCTTAGTAAGTTTTTCTCATAGTTAGAAATACTAAGCATTACATCATTAAAGTTAGAAGGAACTTGTACCCCACTAAAGAACATTAAGAACTCATTTAAAGATCCTAAATTACTAGAAGTTTCTACAACACTGCTAAGGAGATAATTTCCTACCTCATCTGCAAAACTATCTTTTACTAGAAAACATTTAAGTCTATCAACTAAAAACTGGACTAAAGGAGCCGTAACATTACAATCTTTATAATATTTTACTTCTTCAAACGGAGGTATTGGATAGTTTTCTTTTCCTCGATAACTAAAAACAAAATCCATATCTCCTGTAGCAGACAAGTAAATAGGTCTTTCCCCTGTTTTAGGATGCCCTAACCCAGCCATATAAACTCCAGACCCTAAAGGTCCGAAACAGTTAGCAGCATTCCACTCACTCCTTTCTTCAAACTCAAACGCATCGTGCTTTAAAGCTTGATACCCAGGATCCGTCTCCTGATGAAAATGGAACGGCTTCATTTGGGGATCTCCAAGAGTAGTATAGCGTTCAGCAACACACCCAAAGGAATCTAATTTAACCATGTGGGGCACAGGCCACTTTTCTCCATGAAATATAAAAAGATCAGGAAATGCATTGTACATATTTAAAAGAATAGAATCAACTACCATCTTAATATTAGTATCTAAACTGCTTGTATTATAAGAAAAAACGCCAGCGTCTTGTGCTAGTCCGTGACTCCAAGTTGTTAGGTCTTTAAATAAAGGGGATTCCGTTCCTAAAGCATACCATACTAAGTGTGGAATATAAGACTCCCAAAGCTCTTGAACTTTTCCTTCAACATCAAAAACAGAATCAACAATCAAAGTATTAACTGCCATCTGTATCCCACTCAAAGTTCCTGAGCGTTTATAAATATCAACAGCTTTTCTAAGCTGGTGTCTCCACTTTGAAGGGGAATTACCTCTTAGCTTCCATCCAATAAGATCTGCAATATACTGGAGGTGTCCATCTTTAACATTCTCTATATCATAAATTAAGCCAATATTCTCAACTTCATCTGAAATATCAGCAAAGTTATAACCAAGTAAGTTTGTAAACTTCCTATACGGTCCCTTGTTTGTTTGATCATCTAAATAAAGAGAAGCATCAATATAATTTTGGAAAGCTGTTTCTACTGTAAAATCTTCTTGATCAATATAAAGAGGAGAGTATACAACATCAACTAAAGTTTGAAGAGCGTCTAAGCGTTGAGTTCCGCTTGTATAAATAGGCAAAACTCCTGCGCTTGTTTCCGTTATTGCGTCTGCGGTGCCTGAAATGAAATCAGAGGGGATAAGCCCGTATTGAGAAAACAAAGAACAGGTTGCATAGTTCTTCCAAACATGCTCTGTAAAGCCTTTAACTCCGTCTGTTGTATTAATAGACTCTCCTAGGTAAAGTCTATTTAAAGAACTTAACACATAGGAAGAAGGAGAATAATCCAATCCACCATCAGCAGAAGTATTAAGGAAATACATCCACCCTAGATTATCAACTAAGTAATTATGAACACTGCTTGCTTCATTGTTACTAGTAAAGGCAGAAAGCTCTGCTATATTCTGCCACAAAGGAGAGTCAGCAGCCGAATCCCCTTGAAATAATCTAATTTTTGGAAGTAAGGTTCCTGACAGATAGGCATCAAAGTCTGCACTAGTATCGTAGTTTGCTAAGGTAGTGCTAAGAGGAAGAAGAATCTTAGTCTCAAACAAATAAGGATTGATATTCGTTAGCTTATTCTGTTTAACAAAGTACTGGGATATACCTGATATATTATTCAGGTTAGAAGTTTGAGAGTTTTCTACGGCTGAGATGGAAAGAACTGTTGAGATCTTATTCGCTGCACTAATGTGCGCGTTAATAACCTGAGATAAAGGGTTAAGCTCTGTCCCACTTAAAGCTAAGTCTTCCGATTGATATACCTCTGGAGTAATTAATTCTACTAATTCAACAAAGTTACTTTTGTTGTATTTTCTAGGATTAGAAGTATATCGGTTTTGTCCCATTAGTCTATAAGAGCCACATTAATGGTAAGATTATTTAATTGAATAATCTCATTAAAATCAACAAGAACATCTTGCCCCACATTATCCAAGGTAGAGAAACGAACCTCATCTATTTCAAATATCTGCCTATTTAACTCAGAAACATATAAAGGCTGTCCGAAAGATCTATTATCAACATTCATATAAGTAAGTATTTTATCTTTAACTTTGCTTAGAATTTGATCTTGATTTTGTTTTTCTTCTATATCAATTCTAATAGTAGTAACTAAATCAAGAGTTCTAATCAAGCCATCAACAACTATAATTTCATCTGTTGCCATTTTCTTTTTATTGATTTTACCTAATAATTGAGTTTTGAAAGTAGGAGTTGCTTTTTGAAGCTGACGGTCAGAAGCTTTTTCTAATACATAAATATCTACTACATTAGCAGACGCATATGCTTTGCGAGTTACTGCTGTCGCTTTTCCGACTGTACCAAAAGTACTGATAAAGGTATTAGCAAATACAGAGTAGTCTTCTAAAGTAACTAATCTATCTTGTCTTCGGAAGGTAAGAGGAGCATACTGCTTTGCATGTTCAATGGTTTCGGCATTAGCTCCTCCAGTAGCTTTAGAAGTATTGGTTACTATACCTGTTTCTGTTCCAGTCACGCCAGTAACCTGACAAGCAATAGTTTTATTAATAGAGCTTTTCGCTATATTCCCTCTAGTACCTCCTCCTGCTCTATACTGAACAAAGTAAGAAGCAGAATCATCAGGAGAAATACCCGCATTGCCATCTCCAAAAACGATAGTTGCATTATAAGAACTATCATATACTATCTCAAAAATCCTATCCGAGGATCCTGAAGCAAAATATATATTATCAACTTCAGTATAGGCTCCTTCTACCGAACTATCCGTAGAAGTTACATGCACTTGAATACTGCCTTCAACCACGGGACCTTGAGTTAGTGCAATTGTTTTTACAGCCTCTGTAGCAGCAAAATCTCCGCTATCCGTAGCAAGGGCTCCTTCTTGCATAATTAAATTTGTAAAAACTTTATGGTCTGCATCAACAGCCTCTGCGTAATTCAACTTAACAAGTGCGCTGGAAGCAGCCTCCTCTATTAAACCATTAATTACTTTATATAAAGTATAAGTTATAGCTCCCCCATCTTCTGGTGAAGTAGTGGTAATAACTCTGTTTGCAGCTTTAAGGTTTAGTGTTTGCCCAAGAGGTACTGATGTATCTGATGTTAATTGAGCATTAGCAGCAGCAGACAAAGGACCCCTCATTCGTACCCCAATCAATTCCAGAAGCTTCTTAACGCTGGACCTGTTGGTAGCTGTTGCTAAAAAGTTCTCATTAGCCACCATATCCGCTTTCATAGACATTACTGAGCCCATGTAGGCAACAAGCTCTATAAACATCATTCCAAGATCGGACTCTACAAAGTATTGATACTCAAGAGGATAGACTGCTTTGGCATACTTAATTAGCGAATCTCTTAGAGAGAGAAAATCGTTATCGGTAAAGTTAATTAGCGAAGGTCTTTTTACTAACGGAATATGCGCTAATTTCATATAATCCGAATCAATGGTTCCAGAAAAACTCATACTATGTTTACCTCTACATCAAATACTTCTAAATCCCCTGTATCCAATTCAAGGGATAAGACAATTTTAAGGGAGTTTCCTCCTGCTGGTCCTGCTTCTCCAAAAGGGAATACTGCTAATCTCTTTATGTTTGCTCCAACGATATAATGATAAAAAGAATATCTAATCTCTCTTTTAATTGCTTCAAAAGTAGATTCATCTAAGGGCTGAAATAAAAACTTACGAAGATTGCACCCATATTTAGGCAGCATAACCCTCTCCCCGCGCCCTGTTTGTAAAAGCTGCTTTACAGCATCCTTTATCATTTCTACTCCTGAGACTTTTTGGAAAAATCCTCCCTTAGTTTTGTTTTGGCCTAATGGAAAATTTAAACCAAATACCGCCCTTCGTTGAGCAGTTGGGATTTGCTCAAGAAATCTAGGAGCTACTTGACCATAGAGCTTAACTGTTTGATTTGCTGCCATTAGAGTAAGATGGATTTAAAGAAGCCTTCTTGGGCTTTGTAATTTTTGAGAACTTCACTCTTATCTAGGGGTTTTGAATAGAATTTTAAACTACCCACATGCCCACGCAAACCACTTACTACTCCACTTCTTGCTCCTCCTCCTAAGAAGTTTCCGTATTTATACATTCCGTCTGTATACCCTCCTCCCACAATCCAAGGAGTATAGAAAGTATTTAGGAGAGGACCTTGTTTCAGGGTACTAGGACCATCTACCGTAGTGCTAGAATACTCAAAGCTATTTCTCTTTTTAAAGGTAGGTAAGCTTGGAGGAACAAGCGGCTGCGTCCCAAATACAGAGGTCACAGAAGAAGTAGCTACTAGGGCTCCATCAGCAAACATCTTAACTTCATCCTCCACAGGATTAACAGTTAGATCAATTAACACAAACTGAGAAGAAACATTCCCAAACCCTGTAGCTGAAAGATCAACCTTCATATTATAAAAAGTAGGATAGTCTTGACAATCATCATTATTTATAAAGGAAGCAGAGGATAAGTCTCTAGCTTGGGTTGGGGCAATAAAGAAGCTTAATGAAGAAGCAGGGTCATTATCGTAATTATAATTACTATATCCCGACATACCTAAACTCGTTCCTGCTTCTGTGATGCGCCTATCTCTAGTAAATCCACAAAGCATTCCTCTAGTAAATTGATCCCCTCGTAAATTTTCTAGGAAATCTAAGTCTCTTTCCGCGCCCGTATGATCCACAGCAGAAACTCCAGACATAACTCCTACATTTTCATTTCCTAATAAAACTTTTGTAAGAGAGGAGGTAGTAGAGCTTAACCATCCAATCTCGCCATCCATAATATTAGGGACATGCACCCAACATTCCATAGTAAATCCGCTTGGCGAATAAGCTAGTTCCGAAAACTCTGGGGTGTCTGGGAGTTTTAGATAAGAGCCAAGGGCAGACGCTCCCGCAGGATCACTAGATTTATTTTCCACAATACCTTCAAGATAGGGAATGGAAATTCCAGAGAAGAAAATCTTACTTCCTGCTGCTCCCACAAGCTGTGCGTTATTATACTTATCTGTGGTGGCACAGTTGGTTGTTGGGAAATTAACAGAAGAAGGAAGCTCTAACTTTGTTTCTAAGAAATTGTAAATAGCAAACAAATTCTCATTTACAATTTGATCCGTAAGGGATAAGATTGTTCCTCCTTGTGCCCCTGAAGGGCTATAGATAATACTGCCTTTTCCTATGGTAGGGATGCTTAAATGTTCTATGGATAAGGAAGGAGCTTTTGCTTGAGACTTAACAAAGGTAGGTCGTAAAGGAAGAACTATTCCTGTAACCTCTGCTTGAGAAAATACTAATGCATTTTGCTTGGCTAAGTCTACTGATAAATTATACTCCTCCAAATAAGAGAAATCATTAATAGGAATATGCCCAGGCTCAAATTCAGACCCAGAGGCATCTCCATATATTTGAGAAGCTTTAACAGCAATTTCAATTTGTTTCTTTCTTCTATTAATTTTGCTAGTATGAGAAGCAATTTCTGAAATAATTAATTCTCTTTGATTCTTTACGATAGATGAGTTTTCTCCATAAGTGCTAATATAACTTGTAAGGTTACTAGAAAGATCATACACTTGCTTATTGCGCTGCTGCTTTAAGACAGATAAGAAGTGGTCTTCATTATAAAACTCCTGAAGACCTACACTATCATCAACAAGCTCAGTATCAAACAAACTATCAGTATATTTATTCAGAGATTTGATAGAAACCGCATCTCCTCGTCCTCCGAGATTGGAATCATAATCATAAGTCCACTCGTCCCCCACAGGAACTATTCCCGAAATAGCTAGGAATATAGGATCTAATCCCCCGCTCTGGGAGTCGTAGTAGAGCCCGTCTTGCGTTAGGAGGTATTGTCCATCAGTAGTTACAGGAGGACCGTAAGTAAGTCTAAAGACTCCAGAAGCGTCCACCTCTAAACCAGGATCGTCTAAGGCACACCTACGGAAAGTGGTTCCCACCAGGAAAGGATCCAATTCTGCGCTATCTAAAAAGCAAGGCTCTAGAGAAGGATCTGCTTCTCTTGCTGCTAAAATAGTATTTATGGCTATTATTTGATCCTGACAACTTCGCATAAATTGAGAAGCTCTAGCAAGTTTAGTTTTTTCTCCCGCATACATAGTATTAAATAAAGCGTCTGCGTCAGCAGAAGATAAGGCTGCTCGTTGAGTGGCTGAGTTTCCCGACTGGAACTGTTGTAGGGTATTATACTTATCTAAACAATCTTTGATTGCATCAATTTGATTCTTAATATTAGTATAGTTTTGATATAGCTGGGCTCCAAAGGACGCTGCGTATTGCAGTCCTCCTAATAAACCACCTAAATTTTGAGAAGCCTGACTATCATCATTTTCCATCCCCATCCACGAATCAGCAGAACCAAACTTAAAAACACCTTCTTCAGTATCATATTCAATTATTCCCGTATCAAGAGTTAATTTTTTTAATACTTCGGCAGTAACTTCATTTGCTTTTGCTTGGGCTTTAGCAGTATCAGCAGATAACCCTGTCAACATATTCGACGGAAGAAGACTTAATGCGTCCATAGCGAGGTTAAGTAAGCAACTAGGCATACCATAGGCCATACCCAGAGCTTGAAGAACTCCTGTTCCTGTTTGCCCTTGTATCTTTAAAAATGTTTCAAGATCGAATGATGCCATAATTTATCTCTCTAAGGATATGTAGTGATTCCTTCGTTAGTATAAGTACTTTCTGCGCTCCCAATACTTGGGGAGGCTGGCGAAGACCCTCCTTCATTTAGCCTAATATCAGGTCCACCATCAGACCAAACAGTGCCCCCAGCCTTAAGACTAAGATCTCCCTCTGCCTCTATATTAATTACCCCCCCTGCTTTCATATTTATATCATCCTCTGCACTAATCCCTATATTTTTAGCCGAAATACTGACATTCCCAGGAGTTATAATGTTAATACCGTCTCCTGTATCCCCATTTGTTTGAATCTGAATAACTTGATTATTCCCATCCTCATGCAAGCATTCAATAAAAATTCTACCAGCTTCAGCTTGTGTAAACACATTAACATCTTTCCACTTACTTTGAATGTTCACATTCCCTCCGATCTCTGGGTCTGCTTCTATTCCATTAGCATTATTTAATATCTGTAACTCTCTTCCTCCCCTTAGAACAACCATATCCGTTTGAGACTCATAATTAATATACTTCTGAGGGCCATTAGTCTCTACTTGAATCGCACTTGAGGGCACATCATCCCGTTCAGGGTCACTAGTTATTGTAATCTTACTACCATTCCCAGAATCAATAAAGATAGAATCTTCGTCTCGACTATCAACTAAAGAAACTTTCTTTCTAATAGCAGAGGTTAACTCTACTTTTTTATTCATAAATTTAGAATTTATTTCCTGAGAAATAGTTAACCCTCCTCCATCCTCTCCTTTAAAAACCTGACGCATGGGAGAGCCTTTTGCTCTATACATTTGAGGATCAACTCTAAGCATAGGCTTAATTTCTGCATCAGGCACAAAACCTCCAGTCCCATCTGCTTCGCTCTGTTGGGGTTCTGGTGCAAATGTTGATCCCAAATAATACCAAGAACTACTGCCAGCAGGTTTACAGACTAATATTTCTACTCCTGGAGGAGGAATTGCTATAAAACCTCCCTCTCCATTTGTGGCAAAGGGAGATACATAGGAAATAAAAGTATCTGCGTCCCCTATAGCTCTAATTTTAGCCATAAAAGTACCATTTCTTTCAGGATCAACAGTACCTAAAGGACTTACTTCAGCCATAGAAATGGTAGTTTGATCATATTGTATATTGCTCTGTGCCATTATAGAAAAACTTGCCCTTGAGAGCTATCTTGCTCTGGTTGTCCTTTTTTTGCCGAAACTTTTGGCATTATTTTTACTAATTGAAATTCCGAGGTAGCATTACCTCCAGAAGAAATTTGATGTTTAAATCCCATAATAAAGTATGCCCCGCTCATAAATGAATTTATTTTTGTTCTATTAGGCTTATTGGTTTGTTGGATTGGAGCATCTTGTGCAAATACGATACATGGCGATTTTAAAGTCGCTCCATGATTAGAAAGTTGAAACGAGGGGAGGGTTTTAATAGTGATATTTATTGCTTTTTCATAAAGCTGTTTTCCCATATCAGCTAAAGCTGCGCCTGGATCTCCTGCTGCGGTTTGTGATACCTTTAGTGCTGTGGTTCCTCCCTCCTCCAATAATACAGAATGAATACCAGTAAGAGCTTTGTCATATTCTGCTGGATCAGTAGGAAGTAATTCTTTAAGTTCTGGTGTTACCTTTTTCATTAAATCATTTAACGCTTGATTTTGCTTTGCGGTAGATAAGTTTGTAAAGTCTAACATATCGAGATACTTAAGAGCCGCACCAGTTTTTCTAATAGCAAAAGAACCATGTCCACTATCTAAAAGCCCCTCGACAATACACGAAGCTCTTCTATTTACCTCTTTTTGAAATGCCATGGACAATGCGGGAAAATAAGCCCCTGAATATTTAAGTTTTAGTTCTAAAACATTAGGATTTGCTGTATTAAATCTAAAGACGGGAATGTTCTCTTCTATATTCCTTTGTTTTTCCTTTTTTGATAAGGTTTCTTTTTTATAACCAAACTCATCAGGAACATACGAAACATCTCCAAAAGCACCCACAAGCGATTCTGTTCTTTTGGGACGAATAATCTTATTAATTTTTCCTGCATAGCTTCCTCCTAATACATCTTGGTCCATAGGATGAAGAACTGCGCCAGGAGGATTACTATTTTGATTTCCTCCGTACAAATAATATTTAATTAAAGCTAAATCTCCAAAGATAACGGCTTCCCTATTTTTATCAAAAGGTATATCTCCTCCAAATAAAGCCTTATCCTTATAAGAATCCCAAAGACCCAATACTTTAGTAGAGGTTTCTGTGATAGTAGTAGGACTAATAGAATAAACTCCCGTTGCGGCAGCATTAATTTTTGACATTACTTCTTTTATTGCACCCCAATGTTGTGGTAATCCACCTTTAGTTTCATTATTCAAAGAGGCATAATAAGTTTT